GCCTCTGAAACCGCTACGGCACAACAGATTAAGGGTCAGTATGCAGGACTGCGCTTGCGCTCGATGCAAGAAGATGTTGCCCTGTTTGCGAGTGAGCTATTCCAGTTAAAAGCCCAAGTCATTTGCACTAAGTTTCAACCCACAACAATCCTTATGTACGCTGCCGCACAAGGTATGCAGCCGGCAGATCAGGCGCTAATCCCACAAGCTTTACAACTTATTCAAGACAAGCCTCTACGCTCGTTCCGCATCCAAGTGGATTCAGATAGTCTGGTGCAGATCGACGAAAACCAAAACAAACGTGAGCGAGTTGAGTTCTTGCAAGCTATGGGTGGGTTTTTGACTCAAGCGTTGCCAATGGGTCAACAAGCGCCAGAGTTAGTGCCTATGCTGATCGAACTGGTTAAGTTTGGCGTTGGCGCATACAAGAAAGCCGCACCAATTGAGGGTACGATTGACCAAGCTATGCAAGAGTTGCAGATGAAACAACAGCAAATGTCGCAACAGCCACCACCACCAAACCCAGAGGTGATGAAAATGCAAGCAGAGCAGCAATTTGAGCAAATGAGGATGCAAGCTCAAGCACAGACTGAGCAGATGAAGATGCAAGCCACAGCGCAAGCCGAACAGATGCGAGTGCAAGCAGATGGGCAGATTGCTCAAGCCAAGGCACAGGCTGAGATGCAGATTGCACAAATGAAGATGCAAGCAGACGCAACACTTGAGGCGCAAAAACAACAACATTTGCAAGCTATGAAACAGGCCGAACTGGATCACGCTGACCAGTTAGAGCGTTGGAAAGTTGAGCTAGAGCAGGCCACAAAGATTACTGTGGCAAGGATCGGCGCTAACCCTGGCATGGACATTCCATTGCTTGAGGCACAAGAGGCGGCAAGTCAGAAAGTCACGCAAGAGTTGGGCAATAATCTAGCCGTAGCGATGAATCGAATGAACGAAATGCAGACTAACATGGCTGACATGATCGGTCAGACGATGAACCGCATTGATGGCGCTGTGGGCGTAATGGCAGCACCTAAACGCATCATTCGTGGCGCAGACGGTAAAGCAATTGGCGTAGAGGTGGTTCAATAATGGCACTCGTTCTCGCAGACAGAGTACAGGAAACAAGCACCACGACAGGCACAGGTACGTTAACGCTTGCTGGCGCTAGTTCTGGCTACCAAACCTTTAGCGCAGGTATTGGCAACGGTAATACTTGTTATTACACAATCCAAAGTGATACAGGCGCATGGGAAGTCGGGGTTGGTACGGTGGGGGCGGGAACGCTTGCTCGTACAACGCTGATTTCATCGTCTACTGGTAGCGCAATATCGTTCAGTGGCACGTTAACCGTGTTTGTCACTTACCCTGCTGAAAAAGCTATTTATCAAGATGCAGCAGGCAATACGTCTGTGCCAAGCCTCGGTGCAACGACTCCGAGTACAGGTGCTTTTACAACCGCATCGGCATCAACTAGCGTTACAACACCAATTGTTCAAGCTACAAATTCAGGTGGTTTGGCGCTTAAAAACTCAGCAGGCACAACCCAAATCAGCATGGGTGCAGGCGGTGGTGATAATTGTTCGGTCAATGTGTCTACCAATCTTAACGGTGCAAACGCTCAAATTGACATTAGCCCAACGGGTACAGGTCACGTTCACATCAAACCGTCAGGGTCTGGTGCAGTTGAAATAAATCCAACGTCAGTTGGCACAATAGACAATATGACTATCGGTGCAACAACTCCTAAAGCTATAACTGGAACAACTATTACAGGCACAAGTTTTGTAGGTTCAGGCTCAAGCCTTACTGGTGTTGTCACAAGCGTCACAGGCACAGCGCCCGTTGTATCGTCAGGCGGTACTACTCCAGCAATTTCAATGGCAGCAGCAACTGCATCGGTAAACGGTTATTTAACTTCAACAGATTGGTCAACTTTCAATTCTAAATTGACTAGTGGTGGCGCTTTAGGCACACCATCAAGCGGTACAGTTACCAATTTAACTGGTACGGCATCAATCAACATTAACGGTACAGTCGGCGCAACAACTCCAAGCACCGGCGCATTTACAACGCTTACATCATCAACTAGTTTTACGCCTACTGCATACACCGAAACTATTGTAGCAAGCGGCACAGTCGGTGCATCGGCTACGTTGGCAATTACAGCCGGTACAGTATTGACTGCCACATTAACGTCAGCCACGGCTTGCACCTTTACGATGCCAACAGCTACGGCGGGTAAATCGTTTACTTTGTTGCTTAAACAGCCAGCTGCGGGAACACCTACAACTGCAACATTTACAGGTGTTAAATGGAACTCAGGCGGCGCACCAACTATTACTGCAACGCTTGGGCGGCTTGATATTCTTGCTTTTGTTGCTGACGGTACAAATTGGTACGGCACAGCGTCACAAGGGTATACATACTAATGTTCGCTACACACGCCATATTTCAAACAGCAGGAGTGAAAGCGCCATATTCCACTTCATATCTTATTGTTGCAGGTGGAGCAAGTGGTGGTTCGCAAATTGGTGGTGGCGGGGGGGCAGGTGGTTTATTAACAGGATCAACCACTCTTACGCCAAACACAAGCTACACAATTACAGTTGGGGCAGGCGGCGCTGCACCAGGACTAATAGCAACAGGGATTAACGGTTCAAATTCTAGTTCTTTTTCTTTTACGGCTATTGGTGGCGGTGGTGGGGCTAGTTATGGAGTTAGCCCATACACAGGAGTTGCTGGCGGGTCTGGCGGCGGTGGTTCTCTTGCCAATGCAGGCGGCGCAGGCACTAGCGGTCAAGGTTTCGCTGGCGGTTCAGGAAACAACACAGGTTCATTTTCAGTCGGCGGTGGCGGTGGTGGATCAAGTGCTGTTGGTGCAAATGCAAACACAGAAGTTGGGGGAGGTAATGGCGGTGCTGGCACATCAAACTCAATTACTGGATCGGCGGTAATTTACGGTGGTGGCGGGGGCGGTGGTTGTAATTCAGGGTCAGGTGTTGGTGGAACAGGCGGTACGGGTGGCGGCGGTGGTGGTGGTGCTGGCTTAACCAATGGAACGGCGGGAACTATAAACAGAGGTGGTGGTGGTGGTGGAAGTGGAAACGCTTTAAATACAGGCGGCGCTGGTGGTTCAGGTGTAGTTATTTTGTCTGTTCCAACTGCAAGTTACAGCGGCACAACCACAGGATCACCAACCGTTACAACTAACGGGTCAAATACAATATTAAGTTACACAAGTTCAGGAACTTACACGGCATAAGGATATTTATTTAATGTTTGGGTTTTTTGCCTTTGCTGCATTACCTTTTGCAGGGATTCCGTCTGTAATTATCCCTCCGATAATTATAGAAATAGATACGCACGACGGTGGTAAACGTAAAAAGGCAGAGGAAGAATATCGCAAGAAAGAGGCAGAAAAGGCAAAAGCTAGGCGTGATGAAGTCTTGGCGTTATATGAGCGAATTGTTGAAGGCAAGCCCGAAGTAGCCGAAGAAATTGCCGAACCGTTTGTGATTACGCAAGCCACGAAACAAGCGCCAGCGGTTATTGATTACGATGCAATGCTTGCAAGTTTTGACCGTGTTGAGCAGATTTACAACGCTTATCTTGAAATGGACGATGAGGACGTTTTGCTACTGATATGAAAAAAACATACATATACGTTAATGGCGCACTGGTCGAAAAAGGCTCAAAAGAGCATTACGACAGCCTTGGCCCAATGGTAATGCCAGACATTCAACCTTATAAATCCATGATTGACGGGTCAATGATTACAAGCCGGTCAATTCATCGAGAACACTTGCGTCAACATAATTGCTTTGAAGTGGGCAATGAAAAGATGGAAACCAAGTTGCCACCGCCTGTTGACACACGCAGGGAAGTCATGCGGCAGCAACTGGCGAACATGACGCACAAACAGGCAAATCAAGTTCTTTCACAACTACGCCGTAAATTTACCTAAAGGGGTATGCAATTGGAAAATACTGAACAGCCAGATCGTCGAGAATTACTGTCACAGCAGTTCGATGAGGTTCAGAATGAAGCACCAGTCGAGGCAGTAAGGACGCAGGAACAACC